CCACCACCAACGCCTCCAAATTGTGCTATACGAATATTTTCAGACATAATGATTTTTTCTTATTTTAAAATTCATAATCCTTTATAGTTGAATCATCTTCTATTCAAATTGACCATTTTTGATCTAGGCAATCTTGCAACAATTTTGGAAGTAAGGCATTCGTAAGATACTGCAGCAACACAGTCACAAATGTCATCTTTATAGCCTGACAATGCTTCTATGTAATATCTTTTCCCTTTCCATTTTTTTTGTAAAAATAAGAATTGAATTTTTGCTTCTTGGACTTCATTTAGTGATTGCAATGTATTTGTCATATCTGCGTAACTACCACCAGATAAATCATATACATCTATCCTGTCATCTCTAATCAATTGCGCCAACTCTGTGTAAATTTTTTCTTTGTATTCTTTATTGAATTGACGTTCTATAATAGGAACACCAAAGCTTTGCAACTTTATGACAGAGGATTGAGAATTCCAATGGTCTATCGAGACTTGCTTAAATCTAAATCTACGATGTAAATCGATAACATAGTCTTCTACTTCTTTTTCCTTGACAGGTTGATTTCTTGTCAAAGGGTTCCAAAAATGAATGTGGTCTATTACAACTCTTTTGAGAGGTGTATGGTCGGGACCAATAGTTCCATACATAGTCTCTGTGTGAGCAATGACGATCGCATAGTAGTCAGATGTTCTTGCAGGATCTATATGGCAAAAATATTCAAAAAGACCGTCTGGCATTTCTTTTCTTTTAACCATATTTTGGCTCTTAAACATTCTGTCTATATCTTCAGACATAAACATTGGGTCAGATGATGAGGCTCCAAACTCAGCCCCATACTGCATTTGAAATTCTTGAGGGTCTTTTTTCTTTTGCCCATCCAACCAATCTTTATCAATGTTAGGATTTGTAAGCCAAGTAGGAAGTCTCATTATAAGAGTTGTTGGATCTTCTTGTCTATTTTCGTGCAAATCATATAGTAACCCAATAGGGCCTTTAGGGTTGGAAAGAAGCATCATTTTGCCATCTTTACCAAATGTAGCAAGCGAAGGCTTCAAGTCATCATATAGACCGTAATCAACGCCAGAATCAGGGTTATCTCCTGCCATTGCTGCAACTTCGTCCATAATAATAGACCAGCAAGTAAGACCAACAAGACCTGAAGCATTACTTGAACCACAACGCAAGACGAGAGAACCAGCAAATGGGTTGATATTATCTTCTTTTCTTCTTACGTTTTCTTCTCTATCGTGTTCAGTGTAAAATCGCATTTCCAGTTCTGTATCTTTGCCAATATAAGGAGCAAAGAAAGGAGATGCTAAAACTGTTTGTTTGATTTTAGAGAAGATTGCTTTTTTTGCCTGTTCTTCATTTCGAGCGACATTAAGAAGAACAATCTCATCAAATTCCATCAAGCCATATCTTGCTTGAGGGTGACCCATAGAAATAAGCCGATATAGCTCGTAAAGAGCCATAGCAGATACAAGGAATGATTTACCAGAACGTCTTCCTAATACTAAAACTAATTCTTCAAATTTGTATCTTTTGGTGCATTTTTCTTGCACTTGCATTCTAAGTTTTGGATCAAACTCTTCTGAATAAAGTAAATCATTTTCTGTTTGAAATCCATCAATAATAGGTCTGGCTTCTAAAACTTCAACTTGCCTTTCAGCGTCTGGGTTAGTTGCTTCCTCTCTGGCAAATTCGTAACGTGCTTTTCTTACTTTTTCACCTAATCTTGAACATTGAAGGCAAGGAGAATTTACTACATTAAAAATAGTCTTAAAGTTTTTTTGTTGCTGTTTTGCTTTAAAATATTCATTTTCATTTTTACTTATATAGTTCCAAACACAACCTTCGCATCCGTCATCAGTTTTGTTGTCTAATATCTCAAGATTGGTATTTCCTTCTTGCCCCATATAGAAACACTTTAAGATAAGTTTCTGCCAAGGATAAGGTTTGAGATTACAAAAATAAGGATGCTCAATAAAAGTAACGATATCAACTATCTGGTCAGGATTAAATCTATCTTTTGTTGGCTTTGATGGTGGTGCAACTTCTTGTCTTCTTGCTGGAACAATTTCATCAGCAAAATCATTAGCATACTCAGTATCTTTGAAAAGTTCAGTTACAGAATTAGCTTGTTGAAGGAGTTGGCTTCTTAATTCATTAGAAGACTTAACTACAGGAGTTGGTTTTCTCATTAATTGTCTTGTTGAATTTTATTTCTTAGAGCAACAATTTCTTCTCTAATGATTCTCTTATCGTTTTCGTTTTCCATTTTTTCATGCAAAATGGCAAGAATTTCAAAAATATTTATGTTATAGATTCCTTGATTGTCTCTTGAATCTTTGACCATTAATATTTTAGTGATAAGTTTTTCAACCATTGAAGCACGTCTAAGCTTCATTTCAGAATTTTTTGAACAATCGATCCCTCGTACGTCATCTAACTCAACTAACAATGCTGTCAATGCAAGATGATGTTCCCTAAATATCCAGGGAGCAATAAGTTCTTCTCTTTGTTCATAGTTTTTGAGTCCAGAAGTTGAAATCTTTTTTAGATCACAGTGTTGTTCCATGTGAGTATTAATTTGCATCCAGTTAAGTTGTGCGTCAAAATACTCAGCAAAAAATCTTATAACTGCTTGATTTTTTCTTCCAGACTCAAGATATACGTGTTCTAATAAATCACGGAATGGAGATGTACATAAAGCACATCTCGGTTCGACAAACTGAGGATATGAAATATCACTCATACTGTCAGGAGGAAGAGGCTTAAGTGGCTTATCAGTTTCCTTGAGGTCTCTAAAATATCTTGTTGGTTTTTTAGGACCATCATCTGGAACAATTAAAGCGTCAATAGTTTCTTTATTTTCTTCCATTTTACTCATTATACAAAATAAACAAGCCGCAAAGATGCGGCTTGTTTATTGATTGAAGGATATGACTAATCAGTGAGTGCTCTTTTAAGCCTTTGATATGGAGAAACAGAATCTGCTGCTTTTACTAAAAACTCGTCTGCAAGTCCAAAGTCAGCATAATTTCCTTGATTGAATTTGTCACTTGAAGAAGTTGCAGAAGATAAATCAACTTCAGCCGTGCCTTTTCTCATTGAAACTACATATTTATTTTTGGATGCAGTCTTAATTTCTGCATCTTGTGATTGTGCAATCAAAACATTGTTTAATAAAGTTTCTTCAATGAATGGTTTAAGAGCAACATGCAAATTGTCCATTCCAACTCTTGTAGATTTAGCCATTTCAGCCCATCTTTGCCATTGAGACAAGCCCTTTTCATCAGTTTTTACAATTGAGTGAGGCCCAGCGCAAAGTCTTGTAACAAATTCTCTTGCAGACATCTTGGTAAGTGTCTTTTCAATTACAGGAGCGCAATCAGAGTATCTAGTAGGAACAACAGCAACTTCTACTGCAGTATTTTGTTTGATTGCTTCTGCAGAGTCAAACAACTTAGAAGCAACTCTATTAGCAATGTCCAAATCAAAATTATCGGCTGCGAGTAATTCTACAACTTCGGACTTATCAAAACCTTGATTTTTATATTTTTGTGCTTGACTATTGGCTACAACAAAAACACCATCATGATGTGAGCGTAATTCATTGCGCCAGTTGTAAATCATGTCATTTGAATTGTTTTCAGACATTTATCTTTCCCCTCAGATTTTTTTTTGATTCCCACTAAAAAAGGACTTAAATAAATAAAACCTCTAGACGCACTTTTAATGTCTCAGAGGTTTTTGTGGAACATAATAATATAATACGAGAATTTCAAAAATATATTCCAAAGGTTAAAATAGTAGATTTGTAAAATAAGAAATGTATGTGGTACTCAAGAATTATCGAATCTGCAACAGCGTGGGATGTTTTGTCTACTAAAGAAGTAACATGGTCTGAGTCCTTCTCTAGAACATTCCAAGATTTTTCATTTTATGATCCAAATGAAATGCCAACAATGACTGCTATGTTAAAACTCATAGGAGAAATTGAAAAAGGCAAGGGCAATGATTCAATAGTAGAAAAATATTTCGAAAAAGCAAAAGTTGATTATAACACTTTATCAGATATTTCTCTATTTTGTAATAGTTTGTCAAGATTTATTGATAGTGAGATGAAAAAACAAGGAAGTTCTGCAAATACAGATATGATG